AGTAGTGTACTACCAAGTATAGATAACGTTTAAAAGTTGAAGTCAGTTCACAAGTTTCAAGATGATACTTGTTTTGTTTTTCGTTGCACTAAGTGCTGCAGGGCCAGTTTATCAGAGATGTTTCCAAGATGGTGCTATTGTCAAACAGAGCCCATCCAAACAAGCTGTGACAGAAGTATGCTTAAAGGATGATGTCAGCATGATAAAAACAGAGGCAAGATACTTCAAGAATACCACCGGGATTTATGCTAATAACGTTGCAATTAGAAAGTGGCTTGTTGCAGACTGGCATGATTGTAGACCAAAAAAAGTCTCAGGGGGCCATATAAATGTTATAGAGGTGGGAGATGACCTAACACTGCATACAGAGGCTTATGTTTGCAATGCTGATTGCATAATAGGTGTAGACAAAGAGACTGCACAAGTAAGATTGCAAACTGATACAACAAATCACTTTGAAATTGCAGGAACTACAGTCAAATCAGGGTGGTTTAAGAGCACTACTTATATAACCTTAGATCAAACTTGCGAACATTTGAAAGTCTCCTGTGGACCTAAATCTATCCAATTCCATGCATGTTTCAATCAGCATATGTCTTGTGTTAGATTTCTACATAGAACAATATTGCCAGGATCTATTGCTAATTCTGTATGCCAGAATATAGAAATAATAATTTTAACAGTACTAACCTTACTTATCTTTACATTACTAAGTATATTAAGCAAAACATATATATGCTATATACTCATGCCTATATTCATCCCCCTCGCTTATATATATGGATTAATATATAATAAATCCTGCAAAAAGTGTAAGCTATGTGGCCTAGTATACCATCCCTTTACAGAGTGTGGCACTCATTGTGTATGCGGTGCAAGATATGATACATCTGATAGGATGAAACTGCACAGAGCTTCAGGACTATGCCCAGGGTATAAGAGTCTTAGAGCTGCAAGAGTCATGTGTAAATCCAAAGGCCCAGCTTCTGTTTTATCCATTATAACTGCGGTATTAATCCTAACATTTATCACCCCTATAAATGCTATGATAGCTGGAGAGACGCAAGAGACTTTTAAACTAGAAGATTTGCCAGATGATATGTTAAGTATGGCAATGAAGATAAACATGTACTACATTATGTGTATGTTAAATTATGTTGCCACATGGTCATTCATTTTCTGTGCCTTAATAATAGCCTTAATTTTCAAAAAATATCAACATAAGTTTCTAAGCTATTACGCTATGTACTGTCAAGAATGTGACATGTATCATGACAGGTCAGGTCTAAAATATAACGGGGGTTTCACAAATAAATGTAGGCAATGCACATGTGGACAATATGAGGATGCTACAGGCTTGATGGCTCATAGGAAAACATATAACTGTTTAATTCAATATAAATCAAAATGGTTAGTTAACTTCTTAATTACATATATAATTCTCATGCTCATCAAAGATTCTGTATTGATAGTGCATGCTGAGGGCACAGACTTTGAAAAGTGTAGCAGCGATATAAATATTGTGTGGAATTGTACAGGGCCATTTCTTAGCTTAGGCAATTGCGAAAAGAAGCAGAAAAAGGAGTCATACAATGATATAGCGGCCCAGTTAAAAGGTCTAGATGCAATATCTGTCTTGGACATCCCTATGATTTCGAAGATACCTGAAGATATAGCTGGGGCATTGAGATTCATAGAGGAACAGAATTCGTACCATGTTCAGCTGACTGTTGAGTATGCTATGTTGACTAGATATTGTGATTATTATACACAATTTAGTGACAACTCTGGTTATAGTCAGACAACATGGAGAACATACTTGAGGTCACATGATTTTGAGGCATGTATATTATATCCAAATCAGCATTTTTGTAGATGTGTGAAACACGGAGACAAATGCTCAAGATCCAACTGGGATTTTGCTAATGAGATGAAGAATTATTATAGTGGTAAGCAGTCGAAGTATAATAAAGATCTAAATTTAGCATTAATGTCATTCCACCATGCATTTAGAGGGACATCTAGCTTCTATACTGCAAAACTTTTAAGAGAAAAGAAAACTGAAGAACTTAAAAACTACATTGACAAAATTAGAACTAAGTACCCTGGTAATGCATTATTAAAGGCTGTAATTGACTACATAAAATATATGATGGGTTTGACTGAAGTAAGTAACTTCAAACATGACGAAATGTGGGATGACTTTATTTTTGAAAATCCTTCAACAAGAAGTTCATTGTCAAGGAATTCAGAGTCATCGTATGATTTTAAAACTAATATAAATTCAGATCCAACAAATACATGTAAAAACATTAAGGCTGTTACATGTTTATCACCGAAATCAGGAGTATCATTTGATTCAGTGATTGCTTGTGGCGAATCAAATCAACCAAGTATCTACCAAAAACCAAGGAAACAAGTATACCAGTCTAATTCTGAGCAAACGCATTTTTGTCTTCTAGACACACATTGCTTGGAAGGCTATGAGACAGTGGGAGAAGAAGTCCTTAGTGCAATCAAAAAATCAAAATGCTGGGAGACAGACTTTACAGAATATATCCAATTCAAACAAAGCGATGGTGTAAGAAGTTGTAGGATGAAAGATTCAGGGGAATGCACAGTAACTACTAATAAGTGGCCCATAATACTTTGTGAAAACAACAGATATTATTATTCTGAGCTACATAAAGATTACGATAAAGATCAAGATATAGGCCATTTTTGCCTCAGTCCTAGATGCAACACCATTAGATATCCTATAAATCAAAATCACATCTCTAATTGTACATGGCAAGTTAGGCACAACAATATAGATAAAATTGAGGTACATGAATTAGAAGATCTAGAGCAATATAGGAAAGCTATTACGCAAAAACTGCAAACAAGCTTAACACTGTTTAAGTACTCTAGAACAAAGAACTTACCCCATATCAAACCTATTTACAAGTATATAACTATAGAAGGAACAGAGACTGCTGAAGGAATCGAAAGTGCTTATATAGAATCAGAAATTCCTGCTCTGGCAGGAACATCGATAGGATTCAAAATAACATCTAAATCTGGGAAACATTTACTAGATGTTATTAGTTATGTCAAAAGCGCGTCTTATTCAGCTGTCTATACAAAACTCTATACAACAGGGCCTACTATAGGAGTAAATACGAAACACGATGAACTGTGCACAGGATCATGCCCTGTCAATGTACCTCATAATACAGGCTGGCTCACATTTGCTAGAGAAAGAACAAGTTCATGGGGATGTGAAGAGTTTGGCTGCTTAGCAATTAGTGATGGGTGTGTTTTTGGTTCTTGCCAAGACATCATAAAGGACGAGCTGACTGTCTATAGGAAAGAAACTGAGGAAACCACAAATGTGGAGCTGTGTCTGACCTTTGCAGATAAAACGTATTGCACTAATCTCAATGCCATAACTCCCATAATAACTGATCAATTTGAAGTCCAATTTAAAACAGTAGAAGCATATAGCTTGCCTAGAATTATTGCAGTACGGAATCATGAAATCATGGTAGGACAAATAAATGATATAGGTGTTTATTCAAAAGGCTGTGGGAATGTACAAAAAATAAATAATACGAATTATGGGAATGGTGTGCCTAAATTTGACTACTTATGCCATTTAGCTAGTAGGAAGGAAGTAATCATTAGGAAATGCTTTGACAACGATTATCAAGCTTGTAAGTTCTTACAGACGCCTGCAAGCTATAGGCTAGAAGAGGAAGGAGGCTCAGTAACAGTCATAGATTACAAAAAGATCCTTGGCACTATAAAAATGAAGGCTATCTTAGGAGATGTCAAATACAAAACATTTGCTGACAATGTAGATATAACAGTAGAGGGTGCTTGCACAGGATGTATCAATTGCTTTGACAATATACACTGTGAGTTGACAATACATAGTACTGTAGAAGCTAGCTGCCCAATAACAAGCTCGTGTACAGTATTCCACGATAGAATATTAATAACACCGAATGAGCACAAATATGCTATAAAAGTGATATGCAATGGAAAGCCCGGGATATCGCTACCATTCAAAATTTGCAACACAAAAGTCGATGCTGCCATGACTTTAACAGATGCAAAGCAGATATTAGAACTAGCTCCTGTAGATCAAACAACATATATTAAAGAGAAAGATGAAAGGTGCAAAACTTGGATGTGCAGGGTTAGGGATGAAGGCCTTCAAGTTATATTTGAACCATTTAAAAACCTATTTGGGTCTTATATAGGAATATTTTATACATTTGTGATATTTTTAGTTGTAATATTTATAGTTATATATATAGTGTTACCCATATGTTTCAAACTTAGGGATACATTAAGACAGCATGAAGATGCTTATAAGAGGGAAATGAAAATTAGATAGAGAACATAGCTGTTAGGGGGTTGGGGATTTAATATTAGGAGGGTGGGGGCTAACAACAGCGTAATCTATTTGACAAACATTATTTTATACTTGGTAGCACACTACT